CTATTGACCTCAAGCACAGAAAAGCACAGTTACACGTCATTGACGGAGGTAAGAAGTAATGCTTAACAAACACGTAGCCGAATGGCTAGACGAATGCCCAGTTAAATGGGATGACAACGACGTAATCGACGGGGCACTGTGGATTATCGTACACAACGCAATAGAACCAGACGAAGAGGAGGAAGAAGAAGATGTTTAACACATACATAGAAGACAAAGCCATGATTCCAGTACTATTAGCATTTGATTGGATGGTAACTTATAATAATGATGATTATCTTAAGGAAAAGTATAAGAAGTTTTATCAAGAAGAGTTTCAAATTACATACGGTATGAAACACAGAGCAAACAACCATCTAAAGAAAGAGTTGTTAGTTGCCAACTACGACATAAACCCTGTATCACCCCTAGAAGCACTTGTATATTGATATAATGCCAACTGCTGTCTATAAAGATAAGCTTGGATATAAAGAGACAACACAACAAAAAGATGTATTGGATAATCTGGTCATACATCCTAATGAATTGAGTGAAGAAATGGGTATTCTTGATAGACCAGAGTTTAAATCTATGAAAGATGTAGTCTTTTCTCATGTAAAAAAATATGAGAAAGATGTTTGTGGATTTAAGTCTAGTTTATCTTTTAAATTAACAGAGTCTTGGTATAAGGAAACTGTACCTGGGGATGACCACATAGACCACAATCATCCTAATAGTATGTTGAGTGGTGTGGTATATTTAAACGTCCCTAAGGGTAATAAACACCATGAAGGACTTAATTTAATTCATATTGAAAATCGTGGAGTATTTAAACATCATGACTTTAGATATGACTACGCACAAACAAAATATAATCAGATTACAACCTTCATTCCTGTTGAGACTGGAGATATAGTATTGTTTCCATCTTACCTTTACCACTTTGTCTCTCGCAATGAATCTGAAAATGAATCTAGGAGAATCATTTCTTTCAACACTTTCATTCAAGGGAGAATGAGTTGCGAAAATACCTATCCCAACGTACTTACTATTAAATAATGCCTGATTACGAGTATCCATTAAAAGACTATCTGAATAGTATAAATCTAAAGACAAGTGACATGACTTTCGATGAGAGAGCGATGAAAAAGTATCCTGCTTTCGTCATCAATAAGTGCATGGCCCAACATATTGACACAATAATGCATGCAAATGAGATGAATATTAGTCCTCAACTGAGGAATGATATGCAATACTCCTTCTTTATACATAGTGTTAGGAAATCTAAAAGATTTTCTCCTTGGGATAAAAAGACTAAAGACAGTGACCTAGATTTAGTTAAAAAATACTATGGTTATAACACTGAGAATGCTAGAGCAGCATTAAGGATACTAACTCAGGAGCAAATTAAGATTCTTCAATCAAAATTAAATCTTGGAGGAAGAAAGTGAGTGAAGAGATTAAATGGTCTCAAGATATGATGCTAGAAGTTACCCTCAAGGAACCAGATGATTTCTTGAAGGTGCGCGAGACGCTAACGAGAGTTGGTGTTGCGTCTAGGAAAGAGCGTAAGCTCTATCAGTCTTGTCATATCCTACACAAACGTGGAAAATACTACATTGTCCACTTCAAAGAGTTGTTTGCTCTTGATGGCAAACCAACTAACATCACATCTAATGATGTGCAACGTCGTAATAGAATTACTAAACTATTATCAGACTGGGGACTTGTAGAAATTTCTGGTGAAGATACTGGAGACCTAGCACCTTTGAATCAAATCAAAGTTTTATCTTTTAAAGACAAAGGGGAGTGGACTTTGGAATCCAAATACAATATTGGTAAAAAGAAAACTCAGGGTGAATCAGAATGACATCATCAGTAAAAGAGAAACCGAAGGGTCCTTTAGGTAAACTTAAGGAAGCAGTTGATGATAAAGAGGAGCAACTGCAATACTTAGGCACACTCATAAGAGTGATAGTCCTCATATGGTCCGCAGGAATTTTAACTTTGAATTACGTTAAAATACCAGGCTACGATGCAGGAGAAAAGATTGACCCAACTTTCATAGCTTCGGTCTTCACAGGAACGCTAGCTACTTTTGGCGTCCAAACGGGAGGCAAGAAAAAGAATGGTGCAAGTGGTGGAGATGCAAACATATCTAAAAAAGATATGGAGTTTCTTATTGCTAAAGCATCTGAGACTGCACCCGCACAAACTATCAGGATTGAATCAGCTCCTGTAAAAATTATCCCAAACGATAAGTAAAATCATGCAAAAAATTATTAACGGAATCGCTATCTTCTCAGGTGTAGTAGCACTTAGTGTAGTTGGTGTTGGTGGATATGTGTTCATCAGAAAAGATGCTATCATTGATAGTGTAAAAGAAAAAGTTATGGAAGCGGTCATGCCTGACATAGGTGGTGGTATCACAGATGCTATTCCTAATATGACAGGTGATGCAATTCCAAACGTACCTATGCCATTCTAATGAGAGACCAAGCATCTGTAGGAGATGAGACTCCTGCTATCAAATATGATAGGGCATTGTCCTTATTCACTGAGTCAGTCCTAGCACCTGATCATCAACTGAGAGGTTGTGCACACAACCAAGGGTGCTATGATGAACTGATGGAGATCAGAGAACACGTCTTAGAATATCTCAAGACATTAAGAGAAGTCACACATCATACACACGCAGATGAGAGTGACGAACTAGAAACGTTAAAACTAATAGAGACTAAGGCATTGAGTAAGTGGAGATAACGTGGATGAAGTTATTAGTATACCTAACATTGGAATCCAAGAGGTAGGTATAAATGAGATACAAATACCAAACGTAACAAAGACAGTTCCTGTATATCAACCACCACCAGTGACAGTAAATGTCGGTGTGCCGATAGTTGATATGCCAGGTTGTGTAAAGTATCATCCTGACGCAAAGAAAAATAGAGAACAACCTAACTTGAAAGAAGAAGATGAATCTAATGTTAGGGTTCTTTGTGATGCAGATTATCCAACGTATGATGCAATGGATTATACACCAGAAGATTTAAACATATACAGAGAGACACCACCACCAGTTGTAGAACCACCACCAGATCCACCTACCCCACCAACACCTGACACAGGAGGTGTAGGAGAAGAAACACCATGTCCAGGTCCTGCTCAACTAAGAGTGGGTGATGTAACACAGTCAGGTGATGAGAAAGTTGTAGGTCATGAACTACAAGGTAATGTCTGTGTGACATTGTACGAACCTACCTCACCAATGGAGAAATACGTTCCACCTATAAATCAGGTGACCTCAGTGACAGCACTAGCAGTTGTTGCTACAGCGGGTGCTGCTGCCACACCATTGTTAATAAGAATTATAAGACCCGCAGTAAAGAAATTAATTACAACTGTTCAGAAAAAATTAGGCAAAAAAATTACGAAACCCACTCGTCAAGATATTGTGACGGATGAGTATCGTAAGAAGAAAGGATTACCTCCTATAAAACGTTAGTTACCTATAGATATTTCTTTTAGATCACTAGCATTACCATTTGGTTTTGGATTGTTTCTGTTGTGAATTATTTTATTAGGTGTAATTGAATGTACGTGCTCACCTACTACGCCAGGTGGGTTTATAAGCATTACATCTGCACATACACTATAATAAGGAGAGTTTGGATGGAATACAATACCCTGTTTTTTCAATTCTCCACAATTTTTTAATCTGGCTATCTCAAAGTCAAGTCTCTTGTTAGCAGTTAGTTGCATACGATATGCATTGTGTATCTCAACTGCCTCCTTACATTGTGCCATTGCTTTCTTATCTAATGGTATAGAAAACGTAGCACTAAATCCTATGTTTATATTCTGTGTAGATTTCTGCCCTGTTCTAGTAGGAACATAGTAGAGTATCTCACCAGGATTGTCAGGTATATTGTCATCATTATTATCTGCCATGTTGTAGACAGGATCGAGGAAGATATCTTCGTAAGGATCTTGCCATGTTCCTGTCCTAGTGATGTATGGTGTGAAGTTGGCGGTAGCACCTTGACATTGTATGCCATCTCCATATGTGTTTGTTATATACGGTCCTTGTAAAACTTGTATTGCCTGGTTGGTAACTGAGCCTGAAGAATTCGCGACTGGATTTGCTGTCGCTGATACACCACCAACGTCTGTTGCATATGAAGGTAAGCATGTAGCAGTAGATACTGCTAATGCACCCGCTAATTTGAGAATATGCTTGTACTTTCTGTGACGCTTTGGACGGTGGTTTCTCTCTGTATTATTGTGTGAGTCTGAAGACCTGGTCCACTGTAATGCTCTGTGAATTGGAACGCTGCACCTGGTGTGCTCTGCACCCAATTTGGTTTGTTGTTTTCTGATAAATCTAATCCAGTCCATGTTGAAGTCACACCGTCTACGGTATTAGTTTGTGTTGAAGTCACATCAGGTGCTACGTTAGTACTACCTGATTCAAGTTCTACCCCTGAGCCACTGACCGAATAAGTCCAGCCTGTGGCATAATCCATACTATTTATGGTCTCATTTGTAGTGACCGTCTGGGTTGTCACCGAGGTCATACTGCCCTGTGTAAAATTGGGGACCACAGGCACAGCAGTTGCAGTCCTCGCACTCGCAAGGACATACACACCCGCAACCATGACAAGTATTCTTTTCATTAGTCATCAGTTGATATTCAATTCAGTTACGAACTGACCTATACTTGATGTACCACTTCCACCACCAACTGCTGTTACCGCATGTGCTGATGTTACAGTACCTGTACCAGTTCCACTACCTACACCAGTAGATACCTGACTAGAGTAGTCACTAACTGCACCTACTGCTGGTGCTGTAGTTTCAATTACGTCACCAGCAATGAATGACTGGCTAAAGCTGAATGCACCCCCTGCACTTGTCTGGGTCGCTGTAGCAATAGATCCCTGACCAACTCCTGATGAGAGTGAACCTAGTCCACCAACATTATTATCAGCAGAGTTACCACCACCAACATCCATGGTCACACCAGATCCAGATGCTGTGTATGTGGATCCAATTCGCTCAACCTGTGTTGCAGCTGCGTTTGTGGTCAATTGGAAAGAGGATGTCATCTTATGAGTGATATCCGCAAATGCAGGAGAACTAAATCCTGCTACCATAATAAGGG